AGATCAACGTCTCTTTTACAGTACTCTAACATCTCAGGTGTGTAGTGCTTGAAGTCATGGTAGTCTATCTTTGGAAATCCAAAGCGTTCACCCCATGACTGTAGTGAGTGACCTCCATCACGTACAGGATTATATAGTTGTGACTCAATAAGAGTATCACGTACCTGTGCAGGTGCAATAGCAGAGCCTGTTAGCTTGTTAAGAATGGGAGCATCAAAGCTAATACCGTTATGCATTATAAACTTTGATATACGCTTTGACCACTCACCAAACTCTTGACACTGATCACCGACCCACTCTCGCATCTCTCCTGTTTGATAGTGTTTAGCTACGATGCAGTGTATTGTGCTTGCATCAATAGCATCAGTCTCAATGTCTACGATTGCTTCCATAATTTTTCTTTCAAATATTTTCTTTTCTTAATTGATCTTGTTTTAATCCATAGCCATCGCCATGTCCTAAGTTTATTATATTTTTAGAGTTTATAAGCTCATCTTTAGTTGCCCACCCTCTAATTATAAACTTAGGATAGTCTGTAGTTACTAAAACAAAAGCGTCGATATCTTTATAAGATGTATTTATTTTTGCAAGTAACATACCTGTTTTATATTTTGTAGTTTTAACATCTATCTTAATACCTGAGTGACTTAATAAATCAACTCCACCTTGCCTAGCATATATAGTTAAATCTGGATAAACATTTAACCACTTAGCTGTAGCAAGCTCACCTCCTAATCCTAGAAGATCAGTTTCTTTATTACTTTGTGGTCCAATCTTTCCATTACCAACTCCTGATGTACGTGCTACATTGTAACGCATCTCTGAACCTTCTGTGCAAAGTTTTTGTTCTAGATCAGTTAATGTATATTCATATATCATATCTCTATGTCCACTATATATCCATCTTTGGTTTGAAGGTGAAAGAACATCTCACCCTTACGGATGTTACGTTTAGAAACTTCTTTAACTTCTGAATTAAGAACACTGTCACCATCAAAGAACCATGCTTGCTTGCAGTCATCTCTAAAGACAACGAATGTTAGTAGATCATTATAGTGATCTTTCTTCCACTTGTCAAGAAGTCTTTTCTTTCTGTATGGTATACGTATATCTTTCCATTCAGTAGGCCAGTCACCCTTCCAAGAATACTTTATCTCTACCTCATAGAAATGTTGAGGAAGATCAGGTGATATACTACATGTGATATCAAAGTAAGTATTCTCTTTCATTGTAATATCTGTTGAGTTTGTATTTTTTTCCAACCAACCTATCATAACATCCTTGGCTGTCTTATCTGCAACATCATAGAGTGCTTTGTCGAATCTCTTTTTAACTGTTTGCATTACTCTTCCCCTTCCATAAATGGATTGTCCACCTGAGTCATGCGGCCAGTGTCACGATCATAGTGGAGGTAGCAGGACACACCTGTCTCACCAGTGTATCTGTTCTTGAGTATACGCACCGTAGTGGTGTTAGCTTCAACGTCATCCTCTGCTTGTTGGTTGCGTTCTAGTCCAATGACTGCGTCAGATAAGTGTGCAATAGATGCGGAGCCACGTAGGTGTGAGAGAGATACCTCACGTCCATCCTCATGACCACGATCACCTCCAGGTCTACGTAGATGGCTGACAAGTAGCAAGCCTATGTTAGTCTCCTCAACCAGTGATCGTAGCTTGGTCATCAGTATGTCGATAGACTTACGCTCATCACCGTTATCCTCTTGACCTGATACCAGAATAGATAGGTGGTCAAGGATAACCCACTTGCAGTCAAGTGCCTTTGCCATGTAGCGTACACGATCCAGTATCTCGTCGTTCTCTATGCTACCAAAGTGATCGAAGGCAAAGAACCTGCCGCTGCCAAGCGTAGCATCCTGCCATACCTTGAGTTGCTCTGGTGTGTACTGCTCACGTATCTCTTTGATGTACAATCTAGCGTTAGCCTCAACGCTCATGATATTGAAGGCAGTGTTCTTTGTGCTTTCTTCAAGAGCAAGAACACCTATGTTAGCCTCTGTGTTCTGCATGATATGATGCATAAGCTCACGCATGATACTGGACTTACCCATACCTGCACCAGAGGTAAACGTCACAAGCTCACCAGTACGCATACCATATGTCTTCTCGTTCATCTTAGCCCAAGGATAGTGACAAGTCTCATTGATCTTCTCGTCGTATAGAGAAGAACCAAGGTCAGCTAGGTTTATAATACCTGCTGGTGTGTAGGTACGTGCGTTCCACCATGACTGTACAAACTTCTCACGTTGACCTGTCTTGAGATACTCGTTAGCATCCTTGAGATCAAGGCTCACGATCTTACACTTGTTAGGTTCAAACAACTGTGCAACCTGTTGCTCTGCTAGTTTACCTTGCTCGTCATTGTCAAAGCATACGACCACAGTATCAAACTTATTGAGGTAGTCAAAGGATTGCTTACAGTTCTTGAGGGCAGATGCTGCACCATTCTTGATAGATACGACAGGCCACTTAGAACCAAGCAACTCGTAGGCACTCATGGCATCAAGCTCACCCTCACATACTGTGATGTACTTACCACCTTGGTTGAATACATTCTGTCCAAACAGACCAGCCTGAGATAGCTGACCCTCTGACCAGAACTCTTTGTCACTGGTGCGTCGATACTTAGATGCGATATGACCACCATCTTTGTCGTAGTATTTATACTGATGCTCTGTGATCATGGAGCCAGACTTAGCTACCATAACATTATACTTTTTACATGTGTCTTGTGTAATTTTCCTATCGTCAATCTGTGACAGTATGTAATTTGTATTAGACTTTCGATTGATTGAAACTACTTGTTCTGCTTGCATGTCTTGGTTCGCTCCGACTGTTATGTGACAACTAAAACAATATGTATGGCCGTCATCGTAGAGACTGTTGGCATCACTTGAGCCACAGTTCTCACAGGCCATGTGCTTAACAAATTTACTGTTGGTTTCGTGTTGTTGCATGTTCGCCCCTTCCATATACCTAAATGGTATGTTGGATTCGTTTTAAAGATTTAAGTACATCTTCAAAGTCTTTAAGATTTAAAATATTAGGACCGTCACTTGGTGATTTATCTGGTTCTTCATGTACCTCCATAAAAAAGTTATACACACCTACTGATGCTGCCGCACGTAACATGTACGGTACATACTCTCTGTTACCACCAGAGGATTGTCCTAATCCTCCTGGCTTTTGAACACAGTGCGTACCATCAAACACAATAGGCACACCATGCTTGTACTGGTATTCCTTTATCATATAGACTAAGCCAGTAAAGTCAACCACTAAATTATTATATCCAAAGCATGAGCCACGTTCTGTAATCATGACATTCTCCATGCCTGTCTTGGATAAGATACCTGCTACATCCCAAGGTGCTAAGAACTGACCCTTTTTTATATTAACAATAGCACCTGTATTAACTGCCTCTCTTATTAGATCAGTCTGTCTACACAAAAAAGCAGGTATCTGTATTATATCAGGTAACTTACCCCATTTAAATACAGTTTTAATTTGTCTAATATCATGGAAGTCTACACATGTTTTAACTTTGGTTGACTCAGCTACACTTTGTATTGCATTGCTACCCAACACAAAACCCATGCCACGATCACTACTTGCATGTGATCTGTTAGCTTTATCAAAGGATGCCTTGAAGTAGTAATCATATCCTAGACTATCGCATACTTTTTTACAATGCTCTGCTATTCTTATACCCTGAGAAACATTCTCAATCTGACAAGGACCAGCTATTACTGTGCCTTCATACGCTTTAATCATTTGCCATACTCCACAGTATATACATCCTGATTACCAATCAGGTGATGTGTTAGTTCTTTTCTTGTAAGTAGGTAGTCTTCGGCTTGCTTCTTAGTTGTGAAAGAAACTATGACAACATCGCCTATCTCTTTATGTAATACAACATTCCATTTATTCTTGCGTCTCATTAGTTAGTACCTTCCATGATACAGGGAACAGTTTATCCATTTCATTAGAGATAAGTTCTGCTATCTCTCTTGTTTCTTTCTGAGAGTCTTCACTCATTCTTAATTTACATACCCTAGCAAATGCAGCCAGTGTGCCAGACCAGTACCACTCTGTATAAAGAGACTGAGGTAGTATGGTCCTTGCTTGCTCTGGACACACACCTTTCTCTAACATAAGATTGTAAGTGTCAGTACAATGTCTAACAGTTTCTCTATATATGTAGGATACGGTATCATTTTCTTTTACAATCTTGCTAGATGATCCTTGTTTCTTATCGTCAGATACTTCTCGCCATTCATCAGCTCTCCAAAAATCAGGAGAGTTGCTGACGTATCGTCTACTAACTTCGTTCCATACCAGACCTATCTGGTGCTTGACTAACTGTCTTGCTACAAAGATAGGTGCTGATATACGGAACTGTACAGAGCAATGTCCGAATGGTGTCCAGTGATTATGTCTAGCTAGATAGCTGATAAGTTTTTTATCTTTGTCTTTCATATAGGACTTAACTAAATCACCATCGTCTTTATCTCGCCAATAGTTCCAGTCACTTTCTTTATTAAAAGAAACCCTGGCTGCATTGACAACAGTAAGATCACTACCCATATGATCTACAAGATCAACCTTCATCGTAGGTACTATCCCATACATCAGATACAAAGTCTTCTTTATCTAACATAATTTCATTTACTTCTTGACGTGCAAGTTTCTTAGCTTCTTTCTTATCGTAACCTTCTTCTTCATACTGATTAACTAAGTCTCTGAAGATGGTGTTGCGGTCACGCTGCCAAAAGTTTTTAGTCATTGTCTTCCTCGTATTCTGCCCAAGTGTTACGGTTAGCATAGTCTTTCTTGTACTGTGCTAACTCCTTTCTTAAATTTTTAATTACATTATCTTTTTCATCTACTAACCTAGTTAGTTTTAATATATGAGAATGTAATCTCTCTCGTTCAGTCATCATAATTATAATCCTATTTAGCTTTGGTGTCAAGATAAAATATATGACTACCGAGTTGGACTAGTCTTTTAAATCTAGGACTAGTAGCCCAGAATGGTTTAACATACTGTGCATGGTAGTGTGTAGCATCTTGAATATATTTTATTGTTACACCATTCAAGGCAAGCTTAGATACAAATAAACTTCTCTCGTATGCATCATGATCTGTTATTCTTTCTGCTTTACCATCACACCAGTAAGAAAACATACACTTATTTCGTACTGGATTACCCTTCCACAGTTTACTTTGATGCACCACATCACAGAGATTAGATGGATAGTCATATAGGTTAGCTCTATTCAACACCACTACAGCCACACCTAGCTGAGATAGTATACCTTCAGATCGTGCTTCAAAGTATACTGCCTCTGCTAGACAGGCTATTTCTTTCTCTTCACCTTTTACTATTGTATTTTTAAATATAACAAGAACAGATGCCAACATAAGAATGTATAACCAATCTCTCATTGCACTCTCTCTATTCTAATATTAAAAGGAAAGACCCCGCTCTGTGGATATATGCCATCGTTTATTAGATAGAGTTCTGCTTCTTTATGAGAGTCAAACATTTTTGTTTTCTCAGTTAACTCTTCTACCATGACATCTATCTCTGCGAGGTCTTCTATTGTACTATGATCAGACTGCGTGATAATGTATGACATTAAAATGCTAATATTTTTATTATTAATATTAATAATTCCATTATATTATCTCCTAGTAAACAAAGCCCAAAGGGTTAAGATTAAAAATACGCAAGTTACAAACAAATATAGTGATGCTATTAGCAGCCCCATTATATTTCTCCTAAAAGTAAAAGAGATGTTGCCCCTACCAGCCTCTACGTAGAGTCGAAAGGTAAAGCCTTTGTTGCATGAGGTATGATCACTCACCTACAGTGTAGGTTCCCTTCACAACATCTCTCTATTAGTTAAGCCGCCAGTGCCATGCTCTTAGTTTCAAGACCAGTCCACTCATTAGAGTGTAGCATCTTGCGAACACGATCCTCACGGTTAACCTTTACGTTATGGTCTGCACCACGCTTGCTGTTAGGATGCGAAGACCAGTATGTAGCAGCATTGTATGCTGACCAGAGCGTACCTTTATTACGCTCACTGTACCCTTCATACAATCCCTTGCCATGCAGATGACGGTTCTCCTCGTCAAAGATTTTCATAAGGTTAGATAGCATTACCTTATTGTGTTCCTTCTTACGTGACACATTGTCGGTACGTACAGCCAGTGTCTTGGTGAACAGGTCAATGGCTTGGTCACGGGTGATGGTGGTATCATACCAGTCACGCATACGCTCCAACCCCGTGCCAGAGATAAACTCACCAGCCTTCTGTATCTTAGAGGCAAAGGCAGGGACATTGAAGTTCTTAGTGTGCCTACCATAGACATAGGCCAGTTTGTCACCACTGACTAGAGTATTGAAGCAACTGTGTCTCCACAGTCCCATCATACCGTTGTTAGCCCATGTACCGTTGTGACTGCTACGAAAGCAGAACTCAGGTTCAACAATATCTGACCCATCTCTCATAGACATAGCATGGGCGGGGAACTTAGCACGTAGTTCTAACTTAGCACCACCATCATGTACTTCTGTAGTAAACTCTGCATCTGTGGTGTCTACCTGTGCTAATGCAAGTGCCTCCTCTACACCGTTCACAATCTCATCGTACTGTGTGATAGAATAGTTATCTGACACGATGCCAAGTACCTGCTTAGTATCCTTGCGGCGTAGACCTACACCAATATCAGATGGCACTTTATCTTGAGTGCTGAAGCCTTCGTAATCTTCATAGCTTTGGATGAGAGAAAACTTTTCTACTTCAAAGTCAATCTTTGTATGATCAAACATTAGTCATTCCTTCTTTGGAGTTCAGTTAAGAGTTCGTTAAGTTCATTAATAGTTTCAACTATTTCTTCACAATCTTTTAGTTTTACTTCTCCATTTAGTTGGATTTTACTTAGTATCTCCATTGCATTTTCTACAGCATCTACTTCATCGTTGATCAACATAATCTTCATAGCCTTCATGTACGCTGTTGAGTTCATTTTCAATCCATCCATTAAGTTCTTCAATGTCAAACTCCTCTACAGATAGATCACCTGCGATCATGTCCATGTATTCTTCTACCATAGTATAATACCATGCATCACCGCCGCCGTACAGAAATCTTTGTACGTCATCATAACTTTGAAACTCAGGTACGTTCATTGGTTTTCTCCTTTCATATTATCTTCTATTATACCACACTCTTGATCATCTTGAAAATCTATATCAGGAATAATATTCTTTTTCTTATTAGGTATGATACTGTGTGTATACTGCTTTAATTCCAGTGCTTTAGCAGAGGCACTTCGTCTCCTGACTTGTCGTTGTTTCTTGGTCATCAACATACTCCTTGAGTATTGTTAACACTTCTTCTGCTACATCAAAAGCATCATTGAGTGTGAGGGTCTTATGGTTTTGGAAAGACATATACTCACCTACTCTAAGACCCACACACCTAATGCTTTTATCACGGTCCCAGATGATATCAAAGGTATCAAACTCAGACTGCCATGTGACAAAGTTAATCAATACTACCTTCCTTTTCTAACTCCAGTCTATCGTCAGTGAACAAGGTCAGCTTATGTTCCTCACCATCTTTGGTGAAGACTGACACACTAACAGTTTGAAATGTCTCATACTCATGACGGTTTACTTTAATGTCGCTTACTCTGTGGATGTCCATGTTCATATGTTTTCTCCTTTTCCTAGACTAGCAGCATAGAATAAAGACAGTGCGTCTTCACCTTTAGCTGCCTTTAGTGTGTTAAAAATTCTACCATCACGCTCCCATACGGGACGCTTACGAGACGTACCATCAG